ACCGTAAACACGCACCGAGTCAGAGTACCTCTTAATGAGGCTCTGACTAAGCGGTTCGTTATGCTCTTCTGCTATTGCAACGAAGATGATGGCCAAAAACACCATCGCCTCCATTGGGAAGCAGAGAGCAGAACCCATAGGCGCGAATTTGGCAAGACGAACCGTCTTACCATCAACATCAGCCTTCCGTGATCTACAGGCGTCAACGGCCCCTTGCAAATGGGGGAAGTTGACAAGTAGATTACGTACATGCTGATTAGAAACACGATCGGACGCCTCACTTAAATCTATTGAGGCAAGGGACCCAGTATGGGAACCTTCTAGAGCCATCCGCTGGTTAACGGATTGGTCTCTAAATCCGATCATCTTGGAAATGAGATTCCTCTTGGGCCTCTGGCCCGAAGGGATGAACTCAGACTCAAGAAGCTCGACTAATGGCTCAAGAATCGCCTGCTGTGCATATTGCATAGCAGTCGGTTCAGCGGCTATTATTCGAGGTGTTTTTAGCGTCTTAGGAACCAAGATCACTTTAGAAGGGATCTCGGAACCGGGTTCGAGGAGTTCGATATGGTCCAAACGATCGATAAATCGATAATTTGGAAGGACATGGTCTCCTATTGGGAACCATGAATCCAATCGGGACGGCCAAGTGGACTGAAGGTACTTTTTATTACCTTTTAGCCCATCAGCCGTAGCTCCCGGTCCATGCTTTGGACGAATATCGCCATAGTAGATCTTCCGATCTAATATGGTGAAGATACTCGAATAAAGCATAGCGGATGCCTGTTTAAATCTGTCCCACTGTGTGGGAGAGATTGCAGCATCTGCTATACGAACATCCTGCTCACATTGGAGAAAAGAATCGATAGCATCCTTCTTTCGTGCATCGCTGCACTCAAGAAGGATCTTGTTAAACATCAACGTTAGTTGACGAATAGCAAGAATTGCATCTATCGATGGATTCTCCAATAACGAACCACTAGCTCGATCGAACACAAGATCGAGGAAACCTCCGAGAAATCGGGGGGAACCTGCCTGCCAAGGGAAACCCTTAAACAGGTCGCGATCTACATACGCTCGGTCAAGACTTTTTTCGAAGTCTTTTCCGAATGTAGGCAAGGTAATCGTTAAAAACGAGAACCCTTCGTGTTCGACACGACTCGTAACGTATTTATAGTCACGAGTGGCGCTAGTGCAACACCAGATAGCGGACTCGTCCGCTATCTTTTTCCAGAGTAGCATTAGGCTTTTCAAAGCCCCTCCTTAAATAGAGGTGGTCTTTCCTTAGCCTAAGGCCGTAGTCGCAGAATGCTAACCACCAAGGATCTTAGTAAATTGATCCATGGTAGTAAGCATCATGATTATCACAACTAGAATTACGATAAGAATCGATAATTCTAGACCGATGATGATGAATTCCTTAAAACGGAAATCATCGCCATAAGGGCCCTCAGACCGGTCAGATCGATTATCCAAAGGATAACGATCACGCCGATAAGAAGGCTCGCGGTTAGATGACAATCAGCTTTCACCGCCAAGAACCTTGTCGATGAGAGCATCAGTCGAAGCAGTGTAAAGGGTCTTAAAACCCGTATACACGTCCTTGGCCTGGGTATTCGTGTAACCAGCAACCGGAAGGTCGAAGACGAGATAACAACTCATCGACACCTTCTGGTTATTCGCTGGAATAAACGGATCCGAGGTCAACTTCGAATGATCAACCCTGAGAACTCGCCGAGTGCGACGCCCGTAGGCGTTGCTCGCGGTGAGCTTCACTAGTCCATCTGACGACAGGTATTCCGCCTTTCCATCACCCGTAGAAACACGGGGGAGAGAAATGGTAGAACCTGCAATCGTAATGGATTGGGGATCTGCGAATGACATTAGGCACTACTCCTTAATCTGAGCCACAAATGGCCCAGTAATTGGTGGATAAACGCAGGTGCTAATGCACCAGCTTCAGCTCCTGGATAAACCAAGAGCTGCAGCTATGGCGGCCTGGATAGGAGACAAACCTTCCCAGGTGACACCAAAACCAAAGGGGTTAGCCCTTCGTCTTATTTTAGAGATTTTCTCTACAATAAGCGGAGGTATCGCCTTATAGTCACCAGTGTATGGTGAGCTTCCGTCCCAATTCTTTGTAGGGACAAAGCGATAAGTATGGCGCGTTATGGATTCCTCCATAATATAGCCATACTGCATCACCAGACCATCGGTTGCCCAGCTGGAGACATTCGAAAGAACGTCACCAGTATTGGAGAACCAATCTACGGCCCAGCTCCAGGGGGTGAGATTCCAGAGTGTTTCTGGAGTCAACTTGGCGCCAAACACTTGTTTGGCAATGAGGCTTAACTTATCCATCTTATTCCGGGAGTCATATCCGGAAGGAAGATGGTAGGTAAAAG